TGGGAAATAATAAAGCCACTTCTACGAGTTTAGGAAATAGTTACATCATTACCAGTCAAACCCCATTGTGGGCATCTGGAACAACTGGAGATATGCAGGGTTCTATTACGGTATTGAATGGCGATGGAACACTCGTCGTAAATAATAGTTCTGGAACTACGATATTTACTACTCCAGTTCCCGATAGTGTAAAATCTCAACCAAATCCATACATTGGATGTTACACGATTCACAATTCATCTACAGATAATGAAATCGCTGATAGATACACTTTAACATTTGAGCAATGTCAAGATTTAGCAACTGATAAAGGATATCAATACTTCGGAGTTGGCGGTAATAACAGAGGCGATAATGTAAAAAAATGTTTGGGTTATAATGCTTTGAGTGACGCGCAAGAAAGTGGATTATCGAAAAAATGTAAAAACCAGACCGCAGGAGGCACCGGGGCTGCTTCTATATATGCTACGGATAATTTAAATACCCTAGGTAATTGCTATTTAATTTTACAAGATGACGGTAATATGTGTATATATAATGGCACTGGGCCTAGCGATAATCAAGGCTTGATTTGGTCAGCAGGAACCAGTGGACAACAACAAGCCGCGAATCCTATTTATGCTGCAGAAAATGGTAAATATGGAAAAAATTGGATAACGAATGATTCGACCTTAGCAGCGGGGGATTTTGTTGGTTCTACAAATGGCAATATAGCGCTTATTATGCAAACAGACGGCAACTTAGTATTGTATACATTCACACAATCCACCAATTGTAAAAAAATGGCCGATGGAAATATGGGTGCTGGTATTGGTGGCAATGCTTTATATGATATTGGTAAAGTAGGAAATTTATCTAATTTATCCAAGACCGCATATATTGACCAAGATTCGAAACTTCATAGTATAGAGGGTTTTGGCGGGTCAACAACTTCTGATGTATCAGGTAATATTGATTCGAATACCTACGATAATTATGATTATAGTGAAGATACCGATATACCAGATGGTCTAGCAAATGCTACTGACGTGCAAAAACAGCAGCTAGATCAATTACAAACCAGATTAAAATTATTAGCAAGTCAATTGTCGGGATACACTGGAAATTATGCTACAGGTCTGCAAGAAACACAAAAACAATTACGCGCAAATACACAGGGCATACAAAATTATTTACATCAAATAGGAAACATAAACAATAAACTTCAAAGTTACGATTCAAATATTGATAATATATTGAATGATAGTGATATTGTTGTATTGCAAAAAAATTATGATTATTTATTCTGGAGTATTCTAGCAGCAGGTTCTGTGTTGGTCGCAATGAACGTTATGAAGAAGTAAGAAATAAGAAGTAAAAAGTAAGAAATAAGAAGTAAAAAAGTAAGAAATAAGAAGTAAAAAAGTAAGAAATAAAAAGTAAGAAATAAAAGTAAAATGAAAAGTAAAAGAAAAAGTATTATGTAAATATTATATTCTTATATTTATATAATATGAGTGACCCATCTAATAATTCACAAAATAATGAGCAAATACTGAATGATATTCAATTATTACAACAAATGGAACAGCAATTGTTTAATAATTTAGAAACAAATACTAATTTAACTGTGGAACAACAACAACAAATAATCGAAAAAATAAGTCAATTGTCAAATATGCGTATTAATTTATACCAAACATTAAGCGGTATGAATAATTATTTCCAAGGCGCTTTAGAATCATCGTCTGGAATATTACAAAGCCAAACCGCAGCGATTGGTATTGTCGAAAATGAATTAAATCAAGCGAAACACCGATTAGACGCTTTGGAAATTGAAAAAAATAATAAAATACGTCTTGTTGAAATAAATGATTATTACAGTGACAAATATGCCGAACATAGTAAACTGATGAAAATTATTATCATGACAATTATCCCTATTGTTATTTTAGCAATATTGAAAAATAAAGATATATTACCAAATTCTATATTTGTTACCTTAGTCGTTATTATTTGCTTTATTAGTTTGTATTACTTTTGGAACATTTACACTTCAATTGTAATGAGAGATAATATGAATTATCAAGAATACAACTGGAGTTTTAATCCGAATGCGGTATCGACTGCTAGTAGTTCAACTACCACGAGCAGTGACCCCTGGTTGTCTAGTTCATCTAGTGGTTCCAATACATGTGTTGGTCAAGAATGTTGTGCCGATGGACTAACATGGGATGCATCGTTAAATCAATGCACGAGTACATTTTCAGATATAACATCTGGCGCGGTTTCATACAACACAGGTACGTCATCATCTGCGCAAACAGCAACAGCCGAAACATTTGTAACCAGAGAATCAATGATAAATAATGTTTTGACAAAAAAAGAACCAAATAAATATAAATATGATTATAATATGGCACCCACAATTCAGGCTCCTTTATCCAAAAGTTTTACCAATAATGCAAAAATGTAGAGACCACTAATATAGAAAAAAGAAATTTGGGTAAATTCTTTTACTTGTATATTATAGTAATGGGAACAACATCATATGATTTAAGTAGATTTAATGCATTTATTACAGAAGCAACCGATGCTATAACATGTAATTCTGATTGTCAGAAAGAGAGAGAAGCTGAAAAACTTAAGCAAGCTTATTTAGATGCAAGGACAAATGTAGCGTCTTCTGATAGCAAATTGGCGGATGCAAGAGAAAAATATCTTGTATTTACAGAAGGTTCTTCAGCATATAATGATTTGGTCGAATCGGAATTGTATGATAAAGCTGAATTCATTGCGGATACTTTTTCTGACAATTTTGATGAAGAAGTTGTGAAAATTCAGACGCAAATAGATAGTCTTGATACCGTTGTGACAAGTTACGATTATGCGGTTGAACTATTGCGTAAATATAAATTGGAAAATAAAGAATTGTTTATTGAATTAAAAGATGAAAGTAACGATGTATTAACAAATGAACGTAAAACATATTATGAAAACCAGCAAATAGATAGTCTAAAATTTTATTATTTATATTTTTTGATAGGAATATATGTCATTTGTGTAGTTTGTTTTATAATTTTCTCATTCATATATCCTTCACAACTATCTAGTATAGCGAAATTGTTGACAGTGGGAGCTTTTATAGCGCTGCCCTTTTTCTCTACATGGATATTAGGTATGGTAATATTTTTAGCACATAAAGCTTATAATGTGATACCTAAAAACGTGTATAAAAATAAAAATTTCTAAGGAGAAATAAGACAGGGTGTGGAGGGAAGTGTAAGAAAAATATGTATAATTTTAGTTACACATATTTTGTAAATAGTTTTTATTGCATGTATGTATTGTGTATTTATTTTATCTATTTTATCTATTTTATCTATTTTATCTATTTTATCTATTTTATAGCGCGTGCAGCATATCTGCTTCATCTTCTGGTTCAACAAATTTTATACCATGCCATCCAGTCGTCTTACACAGACCATATTTCTTATTCATATATTCAAATAATTCCTCACCCTTTGGTATCTTTCTAGACCCCTGGGTATTCATAAACCAATCCTTAAAACAAGTTTGTAGTCCCTTCTTTCCAATTTTATCGTTATTGTTGCTGGTTTTAACTATCATTTCATGTACAAATGCGGCAATATGGTCCTGTCCTTTTCTATATTTATTAGATGCATTTAATACGGTATCACAATCTTCTACAATACCGCCTGTTTCAAATGCACGTTTTACGAGCATACTGGCGAAAATCGGCGCAAATAGTGGTAACTTATCCTTGAGACTTTTATCCTTATTGTACACATAGGGCGTCTCGTCATTAAAGGTTTCGCCTTCATCCACAAATTTAGACAAGAAATCTACTTTACGAATTCTTCGCCATGTTCCATCATCATTACTTTCAATATCAAATAAATTGTTGGTACACACTACTAGACTAAATTGAGGCTCGAAAATTTCCGATTCTGAATATAAACCTCTGGCTTGAATGGGGTCGCCACCAGTTAATTCCTTCATAATACCTTCATTCAATTTCACACCTTTTGATGGCTCTTGCATAACAGCATAGCGGATGCCTTTTAATTTAAGAACTTCGTCTGAAGTACCGCCAATTTTACCTCTTACATCGGTAACCAATGTAATCGGAACAGTGCCTTTATATTCGCCCAATGTAACCGCCATTAAATCAGCAATAATCGATTTACCATTACTACCGCTTCCATGATATACATTGAAGGTTTGGTTTTTATTTGCTCCAATTAAACATGATGCTAAATGGTCACGCATATATCTATTCAAGTCTTTTATAGGAAATAACTTGTCCATAAATTCTTCTATCTCGTGAGCAGTTTGTTTAAATTGTTCGCTGGTTATATTTTCATCATAAGAAACATAGGGGATTTTAGTCGACTTTGTAATATAATCTTCTGGATATCCTTCTCGAAATACTTTATTGGCAAAATCCACTACACCATTCGTAAAACACATTAGATATTTATTGGTATCCATATTTCGAATAAATTCGCCATCATAAAATATCTCCGCTGCTTCACGCATGATATGGTCTTTATCCGAAGTACGTTTCAATTTTAGGCTCAACTCACCGATTACTTTTACTTTTTTAGATAGAAACGATTTTCTTTCATCGTCGTCTTGATATTCTAGCATCTCTTTCGTTAATTGTTCTTGTTTTAAATCTAATAAAGAATAGAATTCCTCTGAAATATTCGCCCTAAGTGTTAAACCTTTATCCGCAACCCATCGATGATTTCTAAACTGATACCAAATACCTCTTTTTTCATAACTCACACAAACATATTTATCTTTATACATTTGTTTTAACACCATTGCTGCATCATATTCTGTACCGGTTTCGTAAAATTTTTCCAGATATTCTTCAATGGTGGTCTTTTTAATTTTTTCATATTCTTCAAAATTGTCTTTTCGTAACCAATACATGATTGATTTGCGCGTTACTTTAATTCCTTCTTGATTGGTCCGATGAAATTTTTTCCATTGACAATATAAATCTGGAATACTATTGTAATCGAAATCGCTGGCTTTACTTCTCAGTTTTACCCACGATAAGAATAAACGTTCGTCAGTATGTTTTAAAGCAAAGGCTGCTTGTCTATTTAATAGATGCGAACCAGGGTCATAATATTTTGACGGCAATGCTTGTGCGAATAAATGCGTTTCTATTGTTTCGTATTCATTGGGTTTAAATTGTTTAAGCATTATGGCAACTGCCTTGTCCAAAGTATCACTATCCTTAATATCATTTATAGAAATCGAGTCTTCTTCTTCGTTTAATAGGTCATCATCTTCGGAAATTAAATTCATTCGCACTTTACTCGACGCTTTTTTAATACTTTTTGAAGCTCCTTTGTTTTCAAGTCTTTTGTTGTATTCATCCAGAATTTTTGGATTCAATTCAAATTTCGGATGTTTATCATATTGCACCGACAATCTTGCGAAATTATTTTTCAAATCAAATTGCGTAACATCTGATTCGTCCATATTAAATTGTTGATCACTACCATCTAATTTCATTATGTAATGATGCGTTAATTCATATGCTTCATTGCCGGGTTTTCTCGATCCGAATAGCTGCCAATTGGTTTTACCCTTACTAATTCCTTCGTCTAATACAGAGTCCCAGGTATTGATAAGAGGAAAGTCCCCCCATATTTCAGGCAATCTGGCTAACATTTTATCACGAATGATGGTTTGCATAGTGTGGTCGATTTGTAATCCAATTATCATATGAATTCCGTCTTTGGTCAAAGAACCGTCCGCTAACCTATTTACGTTTGGTTTTTCGAAAACAAATATAGGAAATGGAATATCCGGTCTTATAATATAACATTCCTTAAGTAGTTCGGAATATTCACATACCATTTCACAAACATTGTCTCTGGTATGTTGCCTCGTGGATACATCGTTATTGTATCTAAAGTCGAAATCCACGGCCATAGGGCCACCGCTTTCTAGCTGTTTTTCTGTCAAATATTCTTTGCGTTTTTTTACGAAAATACTTTCATAATACAAACTATAAAAGAGCGGCAATTCTTCTTTGGGTATTAAATATGAACCAGGATAAATGTTGTGGTCTTTGTCAGGTATTCTTGTATGGGTATGAACAAATGATTCACCACCGCGCGATCCTTCTGAACTCTTCACACTATGCTTTGCCAAAAACTCATTTAAATCTTTATATTGTGACGATGATATCATTGTTGCATTCATTATTAATATATTATAGTAACATTTTTCTATTTCATTTTTTTTATAAATATGAATATATTGTGGAAAGAGGCATATTTACAACTATATATATATTTTGGTTTTTTGATATAAAGAATATGGATTTTACACGTAAAAGGGTATAAAACGAAGACAATAAATAAATATAAGAAATGACCACCGTTATATCTAAAGAAACTATTACGCGATTATTGCGCGATGTGAAACAAATTATTAAAAATCCGCTGACTGAAAATGGTATATATTATATACATGATGATACGGATATGTTGAAAGGATATGCCCTTATTATTGGTCCTTCCGAAACCCCCTATTTTGGGGGCAATTATTTTTTTGAATTTGAATATCCGCGGGATTATCCGCATAGCCCTCCCAAGGTGAAATATTGGACAAATGGAGAAAAAATAAGGTTCAATCCGAATTTATACACGTGTGGCAAAGTGTGCGTTTCTTTATTAAATACGTGGCGCGGAGATCAATGGACGTCGTGTCAAACGATTTCTACCGTGTTGTTAACTTTGTGCACGTTGTTATGTAAGAATCCTTTATTAAATGAGCCTGGCGTTGGTAAGAGTCACCCTGATATGGCATTTTATGATGAAATTGTTGAATATGCCAATATAGATATTGCCATTTGCGATATCATTGAAAAAAAAGACGGTGTTTATATGCCCTTTTTTGAGAATTTTTATCCTTTTGTGAAAGAGAATTTTATCAAGAATTACGATAAATTAGTGGAATTTGCAGAGAAGAAAAATTGTGACTTCAAAAATACCGTAGTAAATTTTAAAACGAGTTTTTATAGTATGAATGTTAACGTGGATTATAATAAGGCTCTCATGCGGTTACGAAGTGCCAAGGGTATAACTTGCGATTGATTTTGAATCGAATGTTTAAAAAGAAAATTGAGTTGAAATAAATAATATAAAGGTATTAATATATACTAAAAATGCACTTCTGTTCTAACTGTTCCAATATGTATTATATTCGCATCAATAGCGATGATACGAATAAATTGGTTTATTATTGTCGCAAGTGTGGAAACGAAGACACCCTGCTTGCTATAGAAAATGTTTGTGTATCAAAAACACAACTTAAAAAATCAGAACAATCATTTAGTCATATTATCAATAAATATACAAAATTAGATCCTACTTTACCTAGAATTAATACGGTTTTATGTCCGGACGCGGATTGTCCTACCAATAAAGAGGGTGTTCCGCGAGAAATCATTTATATACGATATGATGATAGTAATATGAAATATGTTTATTTATGCTCCTCTTGTGACGCGGTTTGGCAAACAAACGAAACCGCATAATAGAAACAAATCCAAATG